CTTTGCTGCGTCGACACGCAGTTTTGCCTCAGACTCCAGGTCGTTCATTACCGACAGCAGGTAGTCCTTCGGGTCGCGGTGGAGCAGTACCTTCATCAGGTCGAAGTCGGCAGGTTCCGGGTCGGCTGGATCGTCAGCTGTACGCGGCGAGGCTGCACTTTCGTCGGTCTGTTTGGAGGACTTCGCAGCGGGGCCAGCTTTAACATCCGCTTTAACATCACCTTTAACATCTGGAGGCATCAGGCCGAGCGCCCGCAGCTTCATCAGCTCGGCCGCCACGTCCTTGTCCTTTACCAGCCGAGACCCCGCCGCAGACGCTGTCTTCTCGGAATAGCCAGCCGCCACAGCAGCGTCTCGATTGGACGCACCTTCCCTCAGCGCTGCGATGAATGCACGCTTGCGGGATGTTAAAGCCATTTAACAAAAATCCTGTGGGGGAAAAAAATCTGTACGTGGGGTCGGAAGCGGTCTAGCTAGATGAGAATCCCTAGCTTTTGACCCCCCTACCCCTTTAGAGGCACGTCACTGGCGAGCCTCTACATCGCCGCACCGGGTTTTGCCGATCCGCTGAGGTGTCAGCCGCCCAGGCCGGCAGCCTCCTCGGCCTGCTTGACCGAGTCGTGGCAGGGCTTGCAGAGGCTCTGCCAGTTGGCCTGATCCCAGAAGAGAACCATGTCTCCACGGTGAGCAACGATGTGGTCGACAACCCTGGCCGCAGTTGTGCGGCCGTTCCGCTCGCAGTAGACGCATAGCGGATTGTCGCGCAGGTACCGCTCTCGGGCTTGCTGCCACCTGTAGCCATAGCCGCGCTGGGAGCTGGTCATGCCGCTTCGCCAGCTGCCAGGACTCACCACTTTGACCCGAGAGCCTGCGCTCTCCTTGAGGCGAGAGCCGAGCGTCTTGAGCCTGGCCATCACTCGCCCAGTAGGCGAACGTGCTCGCCGTCGCAGTGGAACTCAACAATCAGCCGGGTCATCTCGCCGGCCTCCTGAATGAGCTGGACCTTAGTCTGCCCGGCCAGAACCTCACCGCTGAATGCGTCATGAAGGCACACGTGCATGCCATCACGCTTCACGATCAGGGGCCGGGAAGACAACAGGTACTTGAGCTTCGACTGAGCTGCACTCTTCACTGGACCTCCTTGATCTGCCGCACGATGTCACCAGCACGCTCACGCACCTCCAGCACCTGGCCGTCGAACGTATGGACGATGGCGCAGACGCCGTGCCACTGGGAGCTGGTGCCAGCCTCCTGCACACGGGCAATTGCGGTTGGTGCTAGGAAGTGCTGGCGGCGGTTGATGTCAGTCAGAGTGATCATTGGCGTACCTCGCGCCACGAAACGGCGCATGTCGATTACGTGGCGCGGATTAGTCAACCCGCACGATCTTGGCCACGTTCCCCTTGGCCCGGCACACCAGCATGGCGGCCAGCAGGTAGAACGCAGTGTTGAACCAGGAGGCGTCTGCAAAGTCGTCGTGCAGCACCATTCGGCCGACGAGGCTGACGAACTGCATGCCGGTAATGGCGCAAGCGGCCCAGGCCATCAGGGACACGCCCAGCTTGTAGCGAGCATCAGGATACGGCCGGTAGCGCAGACCGATCATCACGAAGATGACAGCGCACAGGGCGGCCTGGATAACGGCAACCATTCAACCCTCCTTCCGGGCTCGAAGCCGGAAGACCCATTGCAGCCAGCGCGGGGCCTGGCCGGTTTGCATCCACTCCAGCACCCCGGAGAAGGTGACCACACAGAAGACCCCACACACGAAGGCACTGATGCCCGCAGTCTGCGTCCAGGCCCTTGCCAACAACTCCGCAGCGCCGAGGTAACCCCCGATCCAGCCAGCCAGCAGGTAGCCGATGCGCCGCATCATGCCAATGTCTCGGGCGTAGACGACGTAGAAGAAAGCCCCGCCGAACGCGCCCACCAGGGTGGCCAAGTCCAGTTCGGGGAAGAAGGCACCCAGGCCGACGCTCGTGATCACGCCGGCAACTGCAAGGGCGCCGGTGCTAGGCTCGGCCATATGGGTGCTCCACAGAAAAAAGAAACCCGCTCAAGGCGGGCATTGGATCAGCAGCGATGCAGCATCCCGCCAGGCTTAAGCTCGTCGCGGAGCAACCGACGGACATCATCTTCCAGGCCAGGGCCAAGTCCCAGGCTGCTTGCTATCTTGCTATCGCCCAAACCAACACCCGCAACGTGGTATTGGCCTTGCTCGTTCTGCGAAAGCATGACCTCAAACTTCCCGGGATACCTGGCAGCGCTTTCAACAGTCGATTTGGCAATGAAGATTTGCCCGTCGATAACAACGAACGGCTCGCCTGGCTCGTTGGCGCGCTTCACCACCTCCAGCTGACCTGCCCCCGCAGCACGAAGAACCTCCTGCGCGGCGCGGATAGCTCGAGCCGACTCACCGCAGAAGACAACCTTGCCCATGCGCAGAGGCTCAACTGCTTCGTCAGGTTTCACGTGCAGCTCTGGATCTTCAGCGCTGGTAACACGCAAGGTTAGAGACGAGGTAGCCGAAGCCGCCGCCCGATCATCACGGGTGTCGCAGCCGAGTATTCCGATGCGAGCGGCCACGACAGCGTCTGAACTTTCCCTGGCAACGGCCTCGCTGGTGATCGTGCTGGTTAGGGCCGTGACGCCTGCCTTGCCGAAAACTTCGGCCTGCAGACTGGCCAGACCCGCTTGCAGACGGGTCACTGATGACTGAAGAGATGCGATTGCTGCGAGCGCTGGATCGGACATTTGCTTGCTCCAGAAACGAAAAAGCCCCGGCGGGTGCCGAGGCCTGGAATAGGATGCGGAGGGCCGGTGCTTCCCGGCTTAGCGGCCTGGATCGCTGGGTCACGTACCCAGACCCTCATCGCGTTGTCCATCAGTGACCGCACGGGTTTGATTGAACGCCACTACCGACTTTGCCCAGCTGCCTGGGCACGTCGACCACATATACGAAAAAGCCCAGCACTATGGCTGGGCTTCTTGGACTAAATTCGCTTTAGGCTCGGCGTTCACACCCAGGCCTAGAAGTATCGATGATCAGATCCCCCTCAACTCGGAACCCGATCATGCCGAACAAGAACGAATGATTCAGCTGGCTCATCACCACATCGGTGAGACCAACAGCGCACTCGTCTTTTTGGATCGCATGATCCATAGCTGTCTTCATGTTGGGGATGCCAGTGGGGAAGATGATGACGGGATAGTTATCCTCGCCAATCACTCGTGCGCCTTTTACGAACTTTGAAGAGTTGAGGTTGTAGTTTTTGGTGCTGGCCACCGTCATATCTGCGACGCGAACAGTGCAGCCGGAAACGATGGCGGCTGCGGCGATGACTGCAAGTACTGCTTTTTTCATGGTTCCCTCCGGATCGAGGGCGCGGAATATAGCAAAAAGCCATCACAACAAAAAGCCCAGCTCTGTGGCCGGGCTTTCGTTGGTCACTCCTCAACACGCGCAGGAATGACAGGATGGGGAAATAATCGGCCATGCGGCCATTTGATGTCAAGCGGCATTTTCCATCGACAGACCTTCATGGTTGAGGATGTCTCCCGCCGCCTCTAGTGCCTCTTCGGCCATCTGCTCCAGCACGTCTTCGATACCCTTCCTCCAGCGGCGACGTGTGCGCTCCGGGCGGGCATCCGGGTCCCAACGATTGATGTCGTAGAACTGAGCCGGCAGTACGATGATGTCGCTCGACCGCTTTCCATCAGCGCCCTTCATCTTGGGAATAGCCCAGGCCGTCACGGCGCTGGTGATGAACAGCTTCGGTGCATGGGATGCGACCATTGGGATCAGCCGGCTGATCGACTGAACCTTTCGGCCTTTATGCGTGCTGTACTTGGCCACCAGCACATCCCAGTGGCGCGCCTTCAGCTGGCTATGAAGCCGGGCGAACACCCAGCAGTCAGCATCCATGCGGCTGATCTCTCCACGCTCTACCGATCGGCTCAGGGTAGCCATGTCGTGGCCATCCTCGCTGCCGGGCTCATATAGCTTCTGCCAGGCCTGCTTGCTGGTGTTATCAATCGCTTCCGCTGCCAGGGCCGAGACGACCGCTGCGAGCACGCTGCTGTAAATCATGGTCCTTCCCCCTCAATCCCCGGTGTAGTTGGTGCCGCCGGCGCCGCGCCGGTTGCTTCCCTGATATGTCGCCTCAGGCCCGTATGCCTGAGGGTTCTTCAACCGCTCGATCTGCCGTGTCGCGGCCTGCAGCCTCATGCTGAGCTGGGTCACCAGCTCATCCAGGGCCAAGGCCTCGCCTGTCGCCGCCGCCACCCAGCCCGAGGCGTTGCAGTGGCCACATGGCAGTTTCGTGAAACAGCCCCTGAGTGACCGCTCTCCCACGGCACAAAGGGCACTTGTCCAGCTCGATCACGGCCTTCTTGAAGGACGGGCCGTGGCTCCTCCTCACTCAGCCACCTCGCCCAGCACCTCGAAGCCCCGTGGTGGCCAACCGAAAAGGCGCCACATCACTTCCTCTTTCCAGGTAAGCGCACGCTGGCGACCGTAAAGGGTGGTCATGGTGTAGCCGCCCAATTCCTTCTTGATGCGCACCGTGCGCTCGCCGAGACGATGGCAGAGCTCGGCGATCACCGACTTTGGGCTGCCATTCGGGGTGCTGTCGTCGTAGGAAAGGCAACCGCAGATGGCTTGGGCTTTATCGATCAATTGGCTGTTGTTCATCGTTTTGAATCCTCGCTAATTACAAATGCGGTAAGGTCGCTCGGCGCCTTGCCTGCTGTGGCCTCTGGCGAATTCTGCGAAATTTCAAATAAGGCCTTGGTAAGGCCGTGGATGGCTGCAAAGCCAACCCGATCAAGCCAGGCATGCCACTTCTCCAGCGCGGCGCGGCGCTGCTGCATGGCCTGGGTGTGGATGTAGGTGCTGGCGATCTTGCCCAGCTTGTGGTTCAGCAGCATCTCGCCGATGTGGCCGTCGATGCCTAGGTCGGTCCAGGTGCTGCGGGATACCTTGCGCAGATCGTGGCTGGTCCACTCGCCCTGCCCCAGACGCTTGAACACGTTGCTGGCCTGCGTCTCGCTCAGGCACAGACCCCGGCGATTCGGGAACAGGTACACACCCTCGTAGCCCATGGCCTGCTGGATGGCCCGGTGCCGGGTCAGCAGTGCCTGCACCTGGGCGGTCAGCGGCAGGCGGTGTTCGGTGCGGGTCTTGGCGTTGGCCGCGGGGATGAACCACTCGGCCGCAGCCAGCGATATCTCGTTCCAGCGCGCCATGCGGGTCTCGCCGATCCGGGTACCGTGGGCCAACATCATCAGGGCCAGCATGGCGTCGCCCGGAGCCTCCTCGAAGGCCTGGGCCAGCTGCCGCATCAGCTCCGGCAGTTGTACGTCACGCAGACGGGATGCCTTGGGCAGAATCTTGGCCTTGGTGAAGTCGTTGAAGCGCATCCCGGCCATCGGGTTGCTATCGATCAGGCCCAGCTGCAGGGCCTGGCGGAAGGCGGTCAGCAGCAGCGCAAACATCTGCCGCAGGTAGGACAGCGACACCTCGGCCTGGCACGGCCACATCAGGTGCTTGTCCAGCGCATCGGCATTCACGTCGACGATCGCCAGATCATCCAGCCGCGGCTTCAGGTGCTGAGCAATGGCGGACTTGGCGCCGGCCTTGCGCTTGGCCGACAGCGAGCGGTCGCGGGCCATGCGGTCACCGTACCAGTCCAGCAACTGGCCCACGGTGGCCATGCCGGAGACTACCGGGGCGGTGGCCGGGGAACGCAGCAGGCGCTGACGCAGCGCGGGCAGCTCGGCGATCACCGCCGCCACGCTGAGCTCCGGCCAGCGCGCCACGGGCACCCACTTCTTACCGCGCACCAGGTGCCAGGTGCCGCGCTCACGGTTGCTCCAGAAGCGCAGGTACAGGCCAGGGTGACGCGGGTCACGCAGGTCGCGCACTGACTTGTCGGCGGCCTGCCGGCGCACTTCGGCCTCGCTCAGCTTCACTTCACGGGTCGCGCTCATGCGGCCACCGTCGCGGGCAGCAGCAGATAAGCGCGGATGGCTTCGACGGCATCGATGTTGCCCCGGCACACGATCGCCAGGTAGCCCTGACCAGCGAGAGCCTGCAGGTAGGCGTCCTGGCTGGGCGACACCGGCGCATCGAAGGGCGGCATGGCCTTGAATTCGATGTACAGGCCGAAGTACCCGCCGCGCGCCATCGGCAGCACCAGGTCGGGCACGCCGGCCTTGACGCCCTGCCCCTTCAGCTTGGCGGCCACGGCCTTTACCCGGTGCCCGCCGTTCGGCACGTGGTAGATCAGCTTGTAGGCCTGCGGGTAGCGCAGTTGCAGTTCTTTCATCAGCGCGGCCTGCTCCTGCCCTTCCCGGTCGACGGGTTTGGCGCGGGCCGGCCTGGCCTTGAACGGACGGAGGGCGGGGGCATTCATGCGACCAGCACCCCCTCGTTGAGCAGCAGCGCCTGGGTGCGCATCACGCCCTCGGCGTGGTACTGGCGAGCAGTGGCGCGATCCACGTCACGGCTGCGGCCGTCACAGGCGTCGTGGCAGGCGCTGCAGGACCAGGCGCCTTGCAAGTCGTGCGGTTTCTTGCCGACGCCGCAGGTGCCCGCCAGGCGGTAGTGCGCAAGGACGGTGGTCTCGGGGTTGCCATTGCACACGCCAGGGATACGCACTTGGCACTCCCGGCCGCGCGCGGCCTTGGTCAGCTTGCTCTGCTTCATGCTTCAACCTCACACATCGGCCATATCAATTGGGCCTCGCGCAGCGCGCCGGCCTGGTCTAGCGGTCCGTCCATCAGCACCATCGAGAACGGCCTCCGACCGGGGATGAGTACCGTCCAGACCCGTTTCATTGCGCCCTGTCCAGTTCAGCGATTGCCGAGCGAGCCTGGCGTTTACGGAGGTATGTAGAGACGCGCCGACGCTGGTTTTCCTTGGCGCGCTCTTGGTCTTTGCGCGCCTTCGATGCAGTCAGGATCAAGCGGACCCCTGCCAGCTTCTCGCGCATCGCCGCGCTTGGCGGGGTACGCACCTCACCCGTCAGTAGGCCAGCGATGGCCTGGCCGTCCGCCGTGATGGGCGCGATACGAAGATTGGCCAAGTACTTGGTGCCAGCCTCATGGGTGATCAGCTGGGCGCGCACCGCTGATTCGATTGCGGTCACCCTGCGAGCGGCATCGAAACCCAACGAGACCTCCCATGCCGCAGGCCGATCCTCAGCGCGGGCGAAGCTGACCAGGCGCTCGTAGGCACTCATGAACGCCATGCGCGCACCGACCTTGTCACCGGCCTCCAGAATCGGATTCGAAGCCGTCATGGCTTGGCGAATCTCGGCGGTCATCACCACGGTTTCATGCTCGTCACTGGCGGATAGCGCAATCGACCACGCCTCGTCCTTGCCCGGCCTGCCGTCGGCGGCATGGATGTGCTTGAGCACCATGCCCAGCGACAGGCGCCCGGTCGGCTCTCGACGACATGCGCGCAGCGCGCCAACGATCACCTGAGGCTCATGCGCCACCAGATCTTCGGCAATGACTTGAGCACCACCAGCGCTGATGGTTTGGCCCATCGCTTCAGCGGTAGCGCAAATGGCGCCGGCCAGTTCCGCAATTTGCTCACAGGAAAGCATTGCGCTGGCCTCCCTGGCTGCGGATAGCGTCGGCCGCCTCATGGGCCGCGTTGATATTCGCCTGGGTCTGCTCCTGCTGCCGCGCCGTGGTGGCGTTCATCTGGCGGTTGGTGACCCACTGGGTGTGGTAGGCCTCGCATTTGGTCAGCAGATCGCCCAGGTTGTGGCAGCCGTTGATCAGCTTGGCGTCGTTGATGCGCAGGTAAAACGCGGCGACGTGGTGGGCAACCTCGATGCCAAGTCGGTCAATCAGCTGCCCCATCTGCCCGCCGGCTTTCGCGTTCCACACCGGCCAGGCCTTGTAGCGGTTGCGGTAGGCCATCGCGTAGTTGGCCCAGGCCTTGAAGGTCTTGCAGGACTGGTCTTTCGGGCCCGGCATATCGGCTGGGATTTCGCAGCGCGGCTCTTCGCCCCCGGCCGGGATCAAAGCGACCACTTTCCCGGCAGGCTGGTTCGGCTCGTCCGAACCTTCCTGCGAACTGTGACTGGTATCCTGATTGGTATCCTGATTACTGGTATCTTGATTTGTCGGAGATTTTTCCGACCCTTGATCGGATTTATTTCCGACCTCGCTCGGATTTTTTTCCGAGGTAGATCGGATTTTTTTCCGACCTCGCGAGCCTGCTTTGATGGTCGGATATTTTTCCGACCCGTCTTCTTTCTTGTTCCACTCCGCCGCCTTCTCGGTCAGCCGGAAAAGTGTGACATTCGAAGTGCTCGATAGCTCGATCAGACCAGCGTCTTGCAGCACCTTGAGCATGCGATAAGCCGTGTCTGGCTTGTCGGTAAGCAGGGGAAGCTCTTCGATGATCTTGGCCTTGCTCAGAACGAAGAAAATCCCATCGTCGGTTTTGGTCGCATTTGCCCAGCTTGGGCAGCTGTACACGAACGCGAAAAGCAGCGCCTGCTGTGAGTTCAAGCCCCACTCCAGGGCCTTGACCTGGTTGATGGTCACAGTGAATTGCATGTCAGGTGCGCTCCGATGGGCGCTGACCTGCGCCGCCTGCTGCGGGAAGCGAACCACCTGCAGCCAGTTCGGCCAGGCGCGCCAGTCCTTTGGTGGTAACCAGCACATCGAATGCCGCTCGATCTCCCCCGGTCTCGGGGTCAGGCTTCAGCGAGGTCACCTTGTGCTTCAACAGCCCGGAGGAGATTCGCGGCTGGTAGGCAATCCAGCGCCCGGAGCCCTGCCGGCGGTAGATCCACCGGTTCTCCTCCAGCCAGCCGAACAGCTTCGATGGTGCGATCTGCAGCTGCTTGGCTGCATCGGTGATGCAGATGGCGCCGCCAGCGCCAGCAAGACGCTTAATCGCTGCGACCTTGGGAGCCTGTTGATCCAAGGCATGCTTCAGCCGCTGGTTTTCCTCCACCTTCTCGGCGGCCAGGCGAAGGGCCTCAGCGAAATTGGTTGGAATCTGGAACTGGGCCACCACCTTCCCTTCCAGCTCCTGCCAGCGATCGATGATATTGGCGCGCAGTTGGGCGCTATAACCGGAAACCAGTACGAGAGTGTCGCGCTGGCTCAGGAGGAACTCAGGGTAGGCTTGGCCGTTCTGCGGGTGCAGATAGGGGGTCTCCTCAGATTTGAGGACGCCCTTTGCGACTAATCGGCGGGCATCGCGCAGCACGTTGTCATGGCTCTTTCCAGTCAGCTGCGCGATCTCGCGGGTAGACATGACCTGACACGCTAGTTTTGACGAATCGCCAACAACTGACGCGACAGGGCTGGTATTGCTCGCATCGATTGCGGAGTGCATAATCGACCTCGATGTGTTGTTGAAGAAGCCGGGCTGCCACCCGGTTTTTTTATGCCTGCGATTCAGGTACTGGATGGATCAGCAGGTGTTTTGGTCATCTACTGGCGCAATGCCAGATCAGTAATGATTCAAATATCAGGCCGCTTCTGGGTCGCGAGCCGTTGGCGGGAAGACATCGTCAAGGCTGCACTCGGCGCCTAGCCCGTTCAGCGCAGCGACAATCTTCCGGGCCGCATCCAGGCCGACACACCGTCGCCCGGCCTCGTAGTTGGCCACACGCGACTGGTTCCAGCGGAGCTCCCGGCATAGCCGGGATTGGCTAATCCCCGCAGCTACCCGGATCTTGCGAACGTTGTTCATTCGGGGTTCCTCAATGACTAGCACTCAGGATAAACACGCATCGTGTTAATATCAATCACAATAAGTGAAAGCCGTGTATTTCATTTCGTGATGAAATCCCGCGCATGAATGAATCACTGAGCCAGCGCATTAAGCGCTTGAGAAAAGCGACGGGAATGTCCCAGGCCCAGCTGGCAGATGCTTGCGGCTGGAAATCGCAGTCACGCGTCGGAAACTATGAAGCCGGCACGCGAGAGCCAACGCTGGCGGATATTGCCGCTATGGCAGCTGCCCTTGGAGTCGACCAATCCGAGCTACTCCTGAACTCTGCGGCAGTGACCGAGGTTTCGGCGCCAGCCCGGAGTACGACTGATCTTGTCAGGCAGATGCTCGCAAAGAGCGGCAAAGGCATTCCGGAAGAGGCCCGTCAGCGCCTCCTTGCTGCGGCTGAGGAGCCGAGCGCCAGCAGTGCCGTCGCGGCTGACTTCGTTCGCCCAGGCCTCGTGGGCGATGAGGTGTGGATTGCTCACTACGACGTGCGCGGAGCAATGGGCGATGGTGAAGTGGCTCACGACTTCCCTGAAATGCTGCAAGACATCCGCGTCAGCCCTACTCACCTGCGAGAGATGGGGGTCGAGTTCAAAGAGCATTTCCATCTGAAGCTCATAACGGGTGTCGGTCAGTCCATGGCGCCAACCATCAAGAGCCGCGACCCGCTGGTCGTTGACATCAGCATCCGTGAGTTCGTGGGCGACGGGATTTACTACTTCTCCCATCAGGGCCATCAATACATCAAGCGCCTGCAAAAGAAGGGTCGAGAGCATTTCAAGATGATTTCGGACAACACAAATCATCCCCCTGAAGACATTCGGGTTGACGAGACCTACATCCAGGCTCGAGTTCTACTAGTCTGGAATGCCCACTTGGTGTAGCCATGCCTTGACCAACCGAAGCCACCAACTGCGCCCAGGTATCCGAGGAGGAAAACACTTTGGATATCGTCCACAACGCAAAGCCCAGCGATACACAGTCAACGAGTAACATAACATCATGGATGAGCCAATATTGAGTCGAATAATCCACCGCAGCCACTCTGAACCTGAGCGGCTCGGTCTAGACTGGGATTCGATTTGGAAAGGTGCCGACTTGGGGCTGATTAAGTCTTGGGAGATCGGCCGCAAGCTCGCGCTCCAGAAGCCCGCGTTAGCTGCATGCGCCAAATTGGAAGAGCTTCCACCGCTGAACTGGAAGGGCGGCGTCAGCAAGAAACTCAAGAAAAGTGAAAAATTCGGCTCACTACACTACTTGGCCCAATGGCAAGGTCTGCGCGGCCAAGACCTTGAAATAGATATGGATTCCGAGATCACCCTCACCTGCTCAAAGACCGGGATGGTAGTAACTTTCACTCCAGACCTTCGCAAACTTGCAAGTCAGCAGAATGATGGCGATGAAGAAGTGGCAGCACTTATCTGAACTAGACCATTGGCAAGTACCAGGGAGCGGTAATGTGAGTATTATCAAGTTTAGGTATTGCGACTCGAAGGGCGTAGTAACGGAACGCGAACTTGTTCAGTGGTCCGAAAACTCTAGCTACATCCAAGGTAGAGCTGGCGGTGACACATTCCCTAAAACGTTTCGCAAGGACCGGATCGTAGAATACCTTCTAGGCGAGGATTTGTTGCTCAAGGAAGCAGCCCCTCCCGCACCAAGACCCAGGCCCTCAGATATCGCGGCGGCTGCAGCCTCGTCCAACAAGGCGCCTATAAACACTTCGAATGGCCCGAACGTGATTCTTTTTACCGGCTTTTCCGCCTCCTATAGGTCCGAGCTGGAAATGCTAGCCCAGGGATTTGGTATGAAGGTGGTTAAAACACCCAGCAAGTCGCTGACTTTTCTTTGTTATGGCGATAATGCCGGCCCCAGCAAAGTCACCAAAGCGCAAGAAACAGGTGCATTTATCATCAGTGCCGGTGATTTTTTGAACCTGCTTGAAACAGGAGAACTGCCTTAACAGAGGCCCTTCACGCTTTTTTCACACCGTCCCCTGCACAGTTAAAGCTCATCCGCTCCCTACGTTAGCCCGCATTGCAGTGCGGGCTTTTCTTTGGGCGTCAGAAAGGCGCCTCCTCCTCAAGCTTTTCCTCCTCCCAGGCCCTATCCACCACCAGGTCGTCACGATCAGTTGCGCTCTGCGGCTCCCACCTTACCGTCACGCTTTCGTCATCGTTGAACGTCAGGTCCAATTCCGGCGTTTCGGCCAGCAGACCCATCACCTCCTCCCACTCCATGTCTCCGTCCGTGTCCAGGCGATGGATTGTCACCCACCGCTGAGACTGTGCAATGGGGTGATTGATCATCGACGAAACCCGCAGTCCGAGCCGCTCTACCCCGCTCATCTCTTGGCGTCCTTGTGGTGCCGTCTTCTTCTGCTTGGACATAAGCTATCTCCTTTACTGTATATCCATCCAGCTATTGCAATGAGCATACATCACGCCACGTGAAACGTGAACCCGCCTCGTAGGGAAAATCCTCAACACAACCTCAGGCAAAATAAATCACACATTGTGTTGACATAAAAAACACGTTGCGTGATAGTTGCATCAACACGCAGTCACTCACCAGGGACTGCCGAGGCCCTCACCGGCCACCGCTCTTTACATAACCAGACGTGACCACCTCGACGCACCCAGGCCATTACCTGGGTCGGGACAAGCTAAGTCGTCGACCACGCAGCCTCTGGATAGCTGCCGGACCTCAGGCATTGAGGGACGCCAAACCATGCAAGCCAGCCGGGAAGAACACCGAACAAGAAATGTGTGACCCGGCCAGGTGGGGATACCGCGGCGCCGCGCATGGTGCGGACAACAGATTTCACTGACTGGCCTTGGTGACAGGGCCAGACGGGAAATCAACCGAGGAACGCAGCATGCAGATCAACCAGCAAAAAACGGTTCAGGTCGATGTGACCGAGCTTCGCCTTCACATAAAGGTTCGCGACGGTTTCGCTGCAGGGCTGCAGGACGCTCAGGGCGACGAGGTAGGCAGCTACGAGGGCTATGTTCCCGACTTCTTCCCGGGCGAACACTACGGCGACTACTTGATCCTGAACATCGACCTGGAGACTGGTCAGATCACGAACTGGAAGAAGCCCGCCGCGGCCGACATCGAGAAGATGCTGAGCCAGGGCGAGGAAGACTGAACAACCAGCGCCACGACAGCCTGTCGTTAACTGCCCGATCCACCTGGTTCCCCATCACCAGGCTGCATCGGTGTGTGATCTGGAAGCGCAGGCATGCGCACAACTGGAAGTGGTCAGCCCGTCTGGCGTAGGCCGGGGTAGCACCAGGGGCGGCCAGGTAAAGCTGAGTCGAAATAATGACCACCGGCGCCGAGCCGGCCAGATCGCACACCAATGCAGCCCACCGAGGACATTTCATGGAAACGATCACCTGCGGCTCATGGATTGGTCAGCTCGGCAAGGCGCTGGCTCCCCGTGAGCTCGAAGCACTGCTGTGGGTGGCTCAAGGCCTAACCACCAAAGAAATCGCACGCCAGATGGCGGTCAGCCCGGGCACCGTGGCCAACCGCATCGAGGCCGCGCTGTTCAAGCTGGAAGCCGGCCGCCGCATCGAAGCGGTCACCAAGGCCATGCGCCGCCAGATCATCAGCCCGCTCTGCATCGCCCTCGCCTGCCTTATAGCGATGCATGCGGTGATCAACGACAGCGACCCCATGCGTCGCGACCGCCGCGCCCCCGAGCGCCGCACCGCCCAAGTTCGAATCGTTCGCCGGGCCGAGGCCCTGGAACTTCACGCCTGACTCTACCGAGGATCATCCCATGCATTCAGCAATGCACCCTGCTTTCGAGCAGAAGCTTGCCGTGCTCGCGGCCCTGCTCGAGCGCAGCAAATCAGTGAGGGCCGAGGCAATCGCTAAGGTCGGCCAGGCCGCCCCGCGATTCCAGGCGTCGAACAAGGGCAGCACCTGGGATGTAGTCGAGATCGCGACAGGTGCCGTGCACGGCTTCGCGTACAGCTACCAGGCGGCTATGCGGTTTGTGGATGCGATGGAGGCAGGCGCGGCAACAAAGCGGGGTGACCTGCAATGATCGGAGCAATCCCTGACCAGCGTGAAGCAGTGCTGGCCCAGCTCAACGCGAGCATCGACAGCTTCTTCAGCCGCGGAGGCTCGATTGATGTAGCACCAGGCTTTGAGCCGGTACCGCGCCGGCCGCACCATGGCCCAGGTGAGTCTTCCGGCGATCCATCGGTCATCGCCGACATCCAGGCCCGTCACGATCTGGTGCAGCGCGTGAAGAAGGCGGCCAAAACCATGACCCTAGCCCAGGCCGTTCGAGCATTGGGCATGGGCAGAACCGAGCTCCACCGCATGTCAAAGGAGCACGGCTTCTTCTTCATGAGCAATAACAAAGAGCGCCTACAACGCGAGGCAGCCCGCCACATCCGAGCTCAACAACGAGCGAAGCTGCTGGGCCTGCTGCGCGAGATCAGCGGAACCGGCTTGAGTGCATACGGAGCTGCCAAACGCCTTGCCGTCAGTCCGCATACGGTAAGGGCGCTCGCCGACGAGCATGGACTCGACTTCCCTCGCTACGGGAGCAAGAAGTGATACGCATCACCGCGCGCGTCCGGCACGGCCGGCGCCAGCAGCATATCAATCTGCCGCCCAGCGGCCTGGGAGGTATCAGCAATGGCGAAGACGCCAACCCAGCGAAAGAAAGAACAGCGCGAGCGTGACAAGCTGACGAAAGAGGAGCGCGAAGCCCTCTTGCTGTCACGCCGCATTGTCACGGACCTCTACCACAACACGGACAACGCGCTTAAACGCTCGATGGCCCGCGCAGGTATCGAGGAAGAACAGGACCTGATTTCACGGCTCATCCACGGCGCCGATCGCCTCACGGACAAGCAGCTCGAAAAGCTGATTCGTACAACGTGACATGTCGATCAGCTTCGAAGCACACCTACTCGGCGAACGCGTTGAGTTCGACCAGTCTAGCGCCAGCCTGATCCTTAGGAATCTGCCGGTGCAGTTGATCAATCAGTTGAAGCGAAGCGTACGCTAACAACTAGCTAATTCCGATGGCATTTGTGACTCCTCGCATGTCAGCGGTTCGGACAGTACCATACTTATGCCCGCCGCGAGAAAAGGACAGTGTTTCAGAATTACCGACAATATGAATGCCATTTATCTCCATCTTTAGCCGTTCAACAATCAATTTTTTGGGAGGAATGGTTTTCAACACTAGGACGATATCGCCATGTCCCTTTCGGATCGTCAGCGTGTTCCCTACCCATTCAACATCCCAGTTATCTGCTCCGGCTATCCACTGGTTCTCTACGATTCTCAGCGTGGTTGCACCAGTATCATCTGCGAACAAACCAGAGATTCGGTACGTTTCGCCTTGAAACTCAGGCGGCAGTATTGAAAGAACGTTGTCGCCACAGACATTTAAAATATGTGTGCAATCGACAAAGGTACTACCAGCGAAAACTACTTCAACAGACTCGCTACTGACGTCTAACCACTCGCTTGCAAATCCGTCCTGCAGACATCGAGGATTGGCGTTGTGAGTTGCCACCGTTGCAGCCGAGAGAACCTTGCGATTTCGCTTCTGGTTGCATTGCGGACAAAGCAGCGTGATGCCTGCTGGGTCGTGACTTAGCGCATCCGCGAAGTCTGGAGCGAAGTGCTCATAATCGTAAATACCTAGCCCACATCTCACACATCCAAACCCACAGCGCTTCCTGACCTCTCGTTTGATCTCAGCGCTGATGGTGCGACTCAAACCGTGTTTGTTCCTGTAGCTCATCAGGTCCTACTCCGTTGGCTCTGTAGCAAGCAGAGACATCAAACCTCATTGAAATCCAAATTGCCACCATGCCGCATCCGGCCACGGAGGGCGGCGCATGCATGGAGAAAGCCATGACCCAGTTCTACCTGCAGGACAGCCGCCCGCACGCCTACGTCGGCGATGGCCTGTCATTCTGGGGCTTCGGCGGCTCAGGTTACGTCACCGACCTGGACAAGGCTCAGCTGTTCACCAAGGACGGCGCCATGGATCACCGCGATACCGACATCCCATGGCCGAAGGACTACATTGATGCCCGGGTGCGGATCGGCGTCGATTGTCAATATGTCGAAATCCGCGAGGCCCTGGACCAGCATCCTGACGCTGCTGAGTTCTACATGCAGAAGCCAAAGGCCTGGAACGGAAACAACTTGATCTGGCTGAAGGCCGATGGCGGCTTCACGAGCGACCTCAACAAGGCTGTGCGCGTCGCCCGGGCAGACACCATCAACATGATCGGACGTTGTGGCCAAACCGGCGGCATCGCCTGGCCCTGCGCCTACATCGACCTGCGCAGCCGCCGCTTGGTCGAGCGCGACGACGTCGATATCAAGGAGGCCCTGCGCGGCACCGGCATCGTGCTGCCCAGCAGCAAAAGTCCCGAATGATGATGTTCAACTGCCACGGCTGCGGCCGCTTCATCAGCGACCGCCAGCGCTTCGAGAACAACTGCCGCAACTGCGGAGCGGACAACAGGCCATAGCCGTCTGACCATCCGGCGCTGCCCGCCAGCGCCTTCCCCTATTCAACGATAACGCCTGCAAGGATCTTGCACGATCTAGGCCTCACTCAAGAATGCCCGGATTCTTCCTCCACTCTCGATTAGGCATGTCATCTAGGGCCTGCTCACACCGGCGCCAATAATCAACAATGGCGCACTTCGCCTGATCTACGGAGCCATAAGCGCTAGCAGGCAGATCAACACCTTCGACCGAATGATCAACCTCCACGAAGAATCTGTGATGGCCTACCAGCTGTACTACTCGGCCGGCAGTACGACTAGTCCCATTCGCGAAGTTTCCAGCCCGCAATTCGGCAACGATCTCGATCACTTCAATCACTTCTAACCCTCCATTGGTAAGCAGTGCAATTTAGCATGCTGCGAGGTAGCCCCATGACCACAGCAATCGACCTCTTCGCCGGCCTCGGCGGATGGAGCACCGGCGGGCTACATCACCAAATTTAACGCGGCGCTGCCTGCAATCGCCATCTGGCGGCCTGGAGCAGCGAAGCATTGAATAGAGCCGCGAACTCAGGCCTGAGCATGATCGCCTCCACTGTCAGATGCTCCCTCCCCTCCCGCAGTAATTTCCTGAACCCATCTTGAAAATCTGGGGACTGCACCAGCTTTATCGACGCTTCGACAGGATGCTGTGCGCGGTTCATGGCCTCCCACTTGGTTGGGTGATATCCGAATTCGTGGCACTCACGGATTGCTTCAAAAATGGCCTCGGCAAAGGCTGCTCTTACCTGCTCCACACAACACTCCTTGTTTTCATGGGTGGCACATTGCCTCCCTCAGCCCTCTGAATACCTCAAATCATCTATTCACGCCACTTCGGCGAGGACCGCCCATGTCTGCATTTCAGAAAAAGAACCCGCTCGACTTCAAAACCCAGTACGGCCTTGGCTTCGACCCGCAGGACGATGAGATCGTGGTGGACTTCTTCTGCGGTGGCGGCGGCGCCGGTACCGGGCTGGAAATGGGCCTGGGCCGCCCGGTTACCGTGGCCAAGAACCACAGCCCGGCGGCGATCAGCATGCACACCGCCAACCATCCTGCAGCGCGTCACTTCACTACCGACGTATTCGAGGGCGACCCTGACGAGGAATGCCAGGGCCGCGCCGTGGGCTGGTTCCACATGAGCCCGGATTGCACCCACCACAGCCAGGCCGCCGGCGGACAGCCGCGAAAGCGCGAGATCCGCAACCTGTCTTGGATCGGCATCAAGTGGGCCGGCAAAAAGCGTCCACGGGTGATCAGCCTGGAGAACGTGAAGCAGATCCTGCAGTGGGGCCGCCTGATCGCCAAGCGCTGCAAGGCCACTGGCCGAGTGGTGAAACTCGACGGCAGCGTGGCTGCGCCTGGCGAACACGTGCCGGTGCACCAGCAGTTTCTTGTGCCTGATCCGAAACGCCGCGGCACAACCTGGCGCCGCTTCGTCCAGTTGCTGGAAGCAATGGGCTACTCGGTCGAGTGGCGCATCATCAAGGCCTGCGACTTCGGCGCACCGACCAGTCGCGAGCGCCTGTTCATGATCGCCCGCTGCGACGGCCAGCCAATCGTGTGGCCGGAACCGACTCACGCCAAGAGCCCAACCAAGGGCCAGCAGAAATGGCGCACCGCCGCCGACTGCATTGACTGGAGCGTGCCGAGCAAGAGCATATTTGGCCGCAAGAAGGAGCTGGCAGCAGCAACGCTACGCCGTGTGGCCAAGGGCATGAAGAAGTTCGTTCTGGACAACCCACAGCCTTTCATCGTGCCGATCGCGAACTGGTCGGGGGAGCTGGCCCAGTCGGCAGATGAACCTCTGCGCACAGTCACGTCCTGGCCGCGCGGCGGATCTTTCGCCATGGCAAGCCCGGTGATTCTTCCAGCAACACACCAGGGCGCCGACCGAGTGAACAACCCGGGCGATCCACTACCAACGGTAACTGGGGCCAACCGTGGCGAGCTGATGATGGCCAGCCCGGTGATGGTCGGGGCCGGCGGCCCGGTGTATGCCGGTAAGCCAGTAGCAGCTGACCAGCCCATGGGGACCCTGATGACCCAGAGCCACCGAGCGCTGGCATCGGCGCATCTGGTCAAATTCCGCTTCAACAGCGAGGGAACACCGGTAACCGAACCGGTGCCCACCATCACTAGTGGCGGCAACTACAAGCGGCCGGCAGGCGCCGCGCACGCCATGGGCGTCTGCACCGCGTTCATTGAGCAGGCGAACGGTGGGTTCAACACCACGCCAGCCAAGGGCGCCGACGAGCCGCTGACCACGGTCACCAACACCGGCAGCCAGCAGCGCCTCGTGACCGCGAGCCTGGCCACGCTCCGCCGCAACTGCGTAGGCCGTCCCGTAGATGACCTGGTGCCGACAATGACCGCCGGCGCCGAGCACCACGCGCTGGTCGAGTACAAGCTGTCGCCCGAGCACGAGGAAGGCGCCCTGCGCGTCGCGGCATTCCTGATCAGCTACTACGGCACGGAGAACATCAGCGCTTGCGACGCCCCTGCGCCGACAGTGACCACCAAAGATCGTCTGGGCCTGGTGACCGTCTTCGTGAAGGGGACGCCTTACGTGATCGTCGACATCTGCCTGCGCATGCTGCAGCCGCATGAGCTTTACCGGGCTCAGGGCTTCCCGGCCAGCTACATCATCGACAAGGGCGCCGACGGCAAGCCATTTACCAAGACCGAGCAGGTGCACATGTGCGGCAACAGCGTCAGCCCGCCGCCGATGGCTGCCCTTGCCCGGGCCAACGATCCATGGCGCGCTGCCAGGTCCCTGGTAGCTTAGAAGACAAGAAACCGACGAACGGTAATTAGAAACAGCCAAAAAAGGGGCACCCGCTTTCCACTATCAATGCATGTGAGTCATTACCTGACTCCATGACCCATAGAGGAATAGCTATGCCTAGCAAGATCTGTAACCGCTGTAAAGAGTACCACGAGCAGGAAATCAACAGCTCCCTTGGCGCAGGGGTCCTCCTTGTCGTCATCCTCGCAGCCATCGCTCACTACTACGGCGTTTGGCACTTCGCGTAAGCCCTGATGTCGGGGCAGCCCTACGGCTGCCTCGTCATCCTGAACGGATAGGCGTTCCCATGCCCACAGAAAACCGATCCAGCAACACAGAGATGGTCAGCGTGCCGCGCCAGCAGCTGCAGGCCTGGCAAGAGCGCTTTTCGAAAGCGCAGATGTTCCAGCAGTCTACCGAGATCAAGGCAGCACTGGCCCAGCAATCCCCGCAGCCCCAGGCCGAGCCAGTGGCTCATGCTCGAATCTGCGGGGTGGGGTTTGACTCAAAGGGAAACACCGTCAGCATGGAAATCGGCGTAGATAACATGCCCGTTCCGCGCAAGGTTGAACTCGGTGAGCAGTTCATTTTCCTTGATGATCATCGGCGCGAGGTTGAGCGACTTCGCGCGGCCCTGAAGTTCTACGCAGACCGCGAGCACTACCACTTCGAAAGCGGGAACTGGGACACCGTGAGCGGCGAGCCGCTGAACATTCTTTGGTGTGTTGACGAACCTGACTTCATCGAGGATGGCTCCGTTGCGCGTGCCGCCCTATCCGCCAGCGCAGAGCCTGAGGCGAAGTCGTGAAGACGCACTTCGCACCATTCACCGACCTAGATGACCTCGAGCAAGCGCCGTGCGGCACCTGGCTAGGGGAATCCTCCGAGCTGTCAGGCGACTGGGCCATGGTCGATTGCGGACTCTGCAAGAAGCGCCGAAAAAGGATAATCACAGCCGCAGCTGATGAAGAGCGCGCCATCGTTGAGCAGATGGGCGACATAGCGGCCTTCATGCGCACGGAAGGCTCCGCCCCGTAAGAGAACATCTGTACTCCTAAGCAGTAACCCCTCTCCCTCTATTTCGAGCAGTTTACAAGCCTCGCTGTGAACCCAGGCCCTCAGTAGCGATTCGGCGAGCGCGGCCCACGCCCCAGGCTAATGCCTTGGTCATCGATTCACCTGGGCGGGAGTCAAAAGCCTCTTCATGCAGCGCTTCGCCACCGGACGCATAAACACCGATGAACATCTGCGTATTCCCCGTTCGCGACAGTCTCACCTGAACGTCGATGGACGTGCCGTCATCGAGAGCTTCGTCATGGTCCCGGTGATGCAGGTTTGGGTCCGCCCACTGCCAATAAACGTCTCCACGAATCCGCATGTCTTCCCTCCTACGACTTCAGCTGTATGCATCAAACCACCATAGCCAAATCGAAGCGGCTCGCAACCGTACCTGCCTGATTTGTGAGTTGAATCAGACTATTGGCTGGCACCGCTTTTTCTAACCCCTCCCCCCTCTATTCACTGCCGCGATAGGCGGCCAAGGAATCGTCATGCCTGAAGAAATCAAGCTGATCCAACGTGTTGCCGTCGAGCGCGACCAGGATGGCTGGTGGGATCACCCCGACCTGCCCGACTTCGACGAAGACCAGGCCGCTTTCAAAGCCTGGCTCGTACAGCAGGGCCTGGAGCTGAAGCAGTGGCACTTGGATTCGGATATCGGCGAATACCACCCTTACGACGACGGCGCGTGCCACTGCCTCGGCTGGGAGCCTGAATGCCCAGGGCCTGAATGGTTCCTGTTGGGGATCTTCGATACAGAGGATGGCCCGTGTGTCAGTTGGGCGAGGCGGAAGGCCGAGGAAGCCTGGTCAGTGAATGGCGATGACGGATCGTGGGACTACCCGAATCTTACCGCGCTCATTCGTGACAACTTCGGCGCCACAGCGGATGGCACCAGCTTCGGCCCAGGACGGGGCAACGGCCTCAAAGTGGGCGACACTGTACATACCGGCACCGTCTGCAAGTACGACCCTGCCGGGTTCCTCCCCGATGCTGATGACCTGCTCAACCACATGTTCGAGGCCGCCGCCGGAAGCGACGCGGGGGAATGGGTCGACAACTACCCTGACCTCGACGACGAGGCGACAGCAGCTCTCGGGAAGGCGCTGGAGCCGCTGCAGGCTTGGGCCCGCAAGTTCTGCCAGCCCAACTTCTTCACCATCGAGAAGATGGCTCTGCACACTGTTACCGAGGAAGACGTGCGCCTGGCCAAGGCCAGCGGGGTGCTGTTGTGACTCGCCTCGCCCTCTGCCTCCTGCTGCTGACCACCGGCGCCAGCGCAGCACCTCAGCCACAAGAAAACGTCATCGACGTGCAGCACGACAGCCAGCGCGGCGTCACCTGCTACCTGCTCAATGGGGTCGGGATCAGCTGCATCCCAGACAACCAGCTGCAGGCCGGCAACCAGCGCCAGCTCTCCCCGCACGAAACACAACCCGAACCTACACCCGCACTGGCGCCTGGGCGCTGGATTGATGAGAGGTATCAGCTGTGAGCAAGCCAGCCCGCAAAGACATTCTTGACGAAATGACCAAGGAAGACCTGGTGGAATGGATCAGGTCGCATCATTTCTTCATGAGGCCCAAAAAGAGCGACGTGCTGTACCTGCGCTGGAATCGGCAATCGGCGGCGGTCATTGCTGAAATGGAAAAGGAGAACCGCGCCCTTGACCACTTGGACTTCGGCGAGCGCGATCGGCTGGCCAAGCAGTTCAACGCTTCGAAAGATCCGAATGAACGCCTTCGACTGATCGAGAAAATCGAGCCGTATGACAAGGCCATGAGAGATCACCTGAGCCGCTCCGAAGCGATCAACCGAAAGCAGAAGAGAGTGGACGCTCTCTACGAGCAGATCGACGTGGAGCGGCAGAAGGAGCACCGGGTATGACCGACCTGATTGAAGTGAAGACGGCAGACCTGGTGGGCGAAGCGCTGGGCTGGGCCGTTGGCAAAGCCGAAGGGCTGAACCTTGAACTGGTCCCGCCGCAGTACGGCAACCCCTGGCGGGTGTTCGCACGGTACCAGGGCCAGGCCATCGAG